TGCTTCTTCGGATGTCATCACCCTGCGGCTTGGCAGTGCCATCACCGGCAGACATGAGCAGATCACCCTTATGAACCACCACGCCTTGAGCGATACGAATAATCATGTCACCCGTCATGGCAACATTCATGTCATCGGTGTTGCAATCCTCATCACGAGTCCAGTTGACAAAGACTCCTGCCACATTGGTATCGCCTTCAACATCGGACACCTTCATGCGGTTTAACTGCTCATTAGGCAAAGGTTGCCCATCTTTCACCCATTCGCACATAGCGTCAAGATTAGTCATCACAGTTCCCTTGAGGATGTTGTCATCCTTGGAACCGTCAGGCAGTTGTGACCAACGAGACAGGTGACCGCCGTTATAGGAGACAGTGGTACCGGAGACTGAGATATTGCCTTCACTAGTGTTGGCTTGACGAAAATCTACCAACGAGCCATCGTCATTTTGACGATTTATGTACAACACATTTGTTGCAAGCGTTGACATACCAACAACGCCACTTGCCTCGATTGAAGCCCCTGCACTCGTCAGCGAGGTATCTGTTTTCCCAACAACAAAATCCCCCCCGCTGGTGATACGGGCGCGTTCGGTGTTGTTGGTGGCAAAACGAAGGTAGCCGTTCTGCTCGTTCCAAATTTCAAAGTCAGTCGTGGTCGAAGAAGTAGACGCCGCAAAATAGCAACCGTTTGAAACGCTTGGCCCGCGCAAATGGATGCCTGCCGCCCAAGTCCCGCTTTGGGATTGAATACTTGCGCCAATCGCATTAAACGGCGAAGTTGTCCCAAGCATCCACCGCCCACTCGCATCAAGCGTCATCGCCTGCGTGAAGGTGATAGCGTTTCCTGCTGTGCCGGAGGGGGCGTTCCACCATGAATGAGCACCAGACCCTTGGCGGTACATGGTTGCTGCGGCAGTTGCGTTATAGGTCCAGTTAGTTCCAGCAAGATAAGCAGCGTTCTGAACAATATCAATTTCGGCGTTAGAGATGCTGGCAAAAGACCCAGCGCCAAACTCCATCGCTTTAAACACACTCCAAGCACTCGGCGTCACCCCAAGGCCGAGGTTGCCGGAGGAGTCGAGGGTTGCCGAAAGACCTGCGGATGTCCCAAAAGAAAGCGTACTGCCGCGAATGCCAAATGGCACAACAGAAGAACGAGCGTCATTAAGCGCATCAATACCAACGCCGCCAACGACCGTGCCAAAAATTGCATCAGTCGTCCTAAATTCTGCATTCGCATTAGTTTGAACTTTTACAACCAGTTTGCTTGAAATTGAACTCGTCCCAATCCCCAGCCCTGTGCTGGTGAGGCGCATGGCTTCGGAGCCGCCAACAGACCAATACTGAACGCCGCTATTCAGCGCAGAGTAAAGGGCGTTGTATGTCGTCCCAGTTTGTGTTGTGCTTTGAGCAATAACAAAATCACCATACACATTAAAATCGTTTTGGATTCGATATGAACGACTGTCAGTATTCGCTGCATAACCAATATCAAAACTTCCACCAGTTGAGCCGGTTGCAGTTTTAATACGACCAGTATTTGAAAGCAAACTCCCATCAAACGTCAGCGCACTACCGCTTGTCGCCACCTTGGAGCCGTTGAGGTACAGGACGCCGTTGGCGGTTCCGCCGGAGAGGGTGACGTTGCTGGATGCGGTTAGGGTAGTAAACGATCCCGCAGCCGCCAATGACTGACCAATGGTGACGCTATTGATCGTTCCCGATCCCGTTATATTCCCACCAAGCGTTAGTGTCTTGCCGCTGCCCACGTTCATCGAAACGCTTGTGCCTGACGCTGAAAAGATAGCGTCAATAGAATCAAGGTTCGTGTTAAGTTTGTTGCCCCATGTGTCAGTTGACGCACCAACTTCAGGCTTCGTCAAACTCAAATTGGTGGTTGTTGTATCAGCCATGTTTCACCTCAATAAGGGGACGTTTGTGGCGTCCAAGATTTGCTTGGGGTTGTTTGCGTAGACCAGGATTGCGCCACAACGGTTTGCGGAACCCATGTATCGGTTGGGTCGGATTGCTCATCCCACGTTGCTGGCCCCACCACAATCGTTGACCAACTATTCGTTGGACCGGGAACGGGTTCCCATTTCTCAACACCCGTTGCGCTTACGCTTGATGTTGCTGTAATCGTCACCGCCGCCAGTTGCCGCACGCCACCGGCGGCTGCAACCAGACTTTGCGCACTAATCGCAACAACACCTGATGCAATCCTGTTAGCGCTTGGCGATACAACGGACGCAGCGCCAACCGCTACAGCGCCCTGGCTGACACGGCTAGCGGCAACCGATAACGCTGAAGCGGCGGCAATTGTTACAGCACCTTCGTGAACCTCTGAACCTGACGCGCTAACCGTTGATGTTGCGCTAACCGCCACAGCACCAAGCGCAATGCGCTGACCCGTTGGGCTAACACTTGATGCTGCCGCAATGGCAACAATGCCTAAACCAATACGCTGCCCTGCTGTAACCGTCGCGCTTTGCGCGGCAATAGCTACGGCGGCATCTTTATAGGCTGCCTGCCCATAAATATTGATGCCATAAACGCCAGCGCCGTAACCGTTCATTAGTCAAGAGTGATGTCGAAATCACCGGCATTGAATCGAAACACGTCATTGGTTCCGATTGATTTGGATGCGCTAAGTTGCCCAACGGCTAACATATTGCCCGACGTTGACGCGTCATAAAGCGCCGTATGCGTTACGGTTCCCCACGAACCCGTGGCGGTTGGAAACTCAACGGCTGATGTGTTCGTTGCGGCTGATCCCGATACCGTAAACGCCATGGATTGGCGCAGATAACCGTTGCCCGACACTTCGTTGCTTGAGCCTGACTCGCCAGGGTCAGCGGTAAAAAGGCCAACGTAAATGGTGGCCGGTGCTGAGTAAGCCGATCCGCCAAACACATGCCCAAGGACTTTGTTTTCAAGATAGTCGGAGAATGAATTAGCCATGGATTACCCCATTGGTTTGGCGCGAACGCGTGGCGTTGTTCCGCTGTAATTGGCGCGTTCTTGCTCAAGTTTCATGGCCTCAATGCCACGTTCATAAACAGCACTCCAAACGGGAATGCGCGAGTCATCTTGCAAGTAAGGCGCCGATTGCAATAGTGCGCCATATAGATAAAGGTCAGGGTGTTTGGTCAGCAACCAGTTCGTTGTATTGCTATCAGACAACGCGGCGATCTTGCCGTAATACGTCATCTGAACCTGCGTCGTATCTGTTCCAGGCGATGGCACAACCTTGAACGTGTCACCGATAATTGTGTAATAACGCGGCGTGCCAGCCGCCGAAAAGTAACGCGTATAAAAGTCATCGCTTTGTTCATCGCTCAAGAACTCCAATTTGGTTGGCGTTGTTGTGAGCAAAACAAGATTTTCCATTTGCAGAAAATCGGATGGCAGTTGCGTGTATTCGGTATCAAGTGTGGCGTTAGCACGCACAATCATTTGGCGAACGCGTACGGTTCGATTGAACTCGGCTTCCGCCAACGTGATGAAGTCGGCAATAACAGACGTCAAATCGGACCGATTTAACCAATCGGCAATCGACGTTTTAAGTTGTGCGTAAGTGCCAAGCGCCATAGTCAGGCAGCGTCCTTTTTGCGAAGTTCGGTCTTAAGACCGATTGATGCTCGGTAAGCATCCTCTTGAGGACGGATTGCCCAGGTGTGCTGATGCTTGTATTCCCAGGTTCCTATATGTCCAATGTGCTTGGACAGGTCATGATCAATATACAACGGAATCTGATTGTCGCGCAATAACTTGCAAAAGTATATGTCTTCGCCCATGTAGCCTTTAGCCGCCACATCCCATGGCGTAGCAAACCAAGGCATCTCAATGGCGCGAAACACGTTTGTGTCAACCATCATCACACCAGTGCCTACGGCATCAACTTGTTCAACGCCCGTGTCATGCTCGCCGGTATAGACAGGTACCTTGCGTTGAGTTTCTGGATCATAGTTCGCCGCCGTCGGCCCAACTGGCATTCGCCTGCGCGGGCAGTTGGCAGCAACAACAAGTAAATCGCGGTCAAGCAACTGCTTGATCGTATCTTGCGGAAAACGCATGTCGCTATCGATAAACAGCACCACGTCGGCGTTGTTTTCCATGGCGGTCATCACCAATTCTGAACGCTGGCTTACAAGAAGCGTTCCTTTGGAAATGTTGACGTTTACCGCGTCATTCGGATGGTGTGCAACATGAAACGCCACAGCGTTTACAAGGTCAAATGCAAAGTCTGAATGCACTTCGTCCCTTGCCGGGACGCATACGCTAATAATTCGTTTCTTGTCCATCACACCCTTCCTGGTCGAGTCCTGAAAAATCGGTTATCGGGATCATTGAGCCACTTCTTAAAATCTTTTTCTGTGCGCGTGATGCCCTGGCTCACCAAGTCCATGTAGATATTCATGGGGATGGATGCAACCTGTACGCCAAGACCTTCACCGTTCCACCTGGCGCGTTCGTCAATGGATGCAAACTGTGCCTTGTTCGTTTCAACAATGGGTGTTGCGTCTTGGATTGTTTCAATCACCGCTGTGTCTGTGGCCTCGTCGTAATGCCAAATGCGCGTTAGGCCAAGAAGTGGATCATGCTCGAAAAGTTTTGATTCCATGTAAAAACGGGAGCGTTTCCGCCCCCGTTCCTTGTTGCTGGTTAGGTCGAAAGGTCAGCCGCCAAACCGTGTGCCTTCTCGTTGTAAATGGCAAGGCCATATTCAGCGAGGAGCAAGCGCTTTTCAGCATCACCCGTTGTTGCAAGCTCAACTTGCTGGAACGGACGAAGGAAATGCACACCGGCGTAATCAGGTGACAGCACAAACGCGTCACGATCACGCTGGAAACGGTTTGGAACAATGTTGACTTGTCCAAAGTCACCAACATACACATCAGCCGCGCCAATGATCTGCGCTTGCTTGCCAGCAGGCACATCACGATAGCGCGTTGCGATACCGTTGAAGCCAGAAACAACTTGCTTGTTCTTGGCGCCAACCATCACAATCGAAGGATCGCCGCCCTGTTCCCACACTTTCTGAAGCACATTCTTGAGAATGGTTTCAGTGAATGCGCGGGTTACGCCATCGCTGCGATCATCGTTAGGCAGCGTGGTGTAAGAGGGATCAGCACCGTTCGTGCCCTTGTCGGTGTTGGTCTTGATGAACGCGAGCAACGATCCGGTTTTCTGAGCCGTTGTCGAGTCACCAGCGGATGCTGCCTGGTTAGCCAGCATGATGGTTTCCATATCGCGCTTCAGTTCAGCCGCACGCTTTGCCAACTGGTAGGCCAATTCTGACTTACGGCCTGCTTTGTTGACAGCCTCAACCGTACCGGAGATCACTACAGTCTTGCGGCTAATTTGCG